GAAATCTTTCATCGCTATGAAGCGATGGAGGCTTGACAGGAATCCAAAAGTAGATTACTCTTTTACTGTAATGCGAAACATGAAAAAACTTCTTCTTACTCTTATCATGTGCTTCCCAGTCTTTCAATCCCATGCCTTCACTCCTGAAGAGACGGTGGCAATCACCATTCTTGCTGAAGCCCGTGGAGAGGGTGAATCCGGTATGTATGCCGTCGCTTGTGTCATCTCTCAAAGAGCGATTGAGCGCAAGATCAGTGCCGACAAGGTTTGCACTCAGAAGTGGCAGTTCTCCTGCTGGAATCCCAATGATCCCCAGAAGGGAAAGCTTGGGCGCCTCTTGAATCTCCCCCAAGCAAAGTATGCCAAGATGCTCGCCAAGAACATCATGAACCTTGACCGTTCCTTTGTTGGTTTTGCAAACCACTATCACACTCATCGTGTTAAGCCTTACTGGAGCAAGGGCAAGACTCCCGTCAAGGTGTTGGGTAACCACAAATTTTTCAAACTCTAATTATGAAACACAAAAACCTGATCAAACTACTGAAGTCCATCCGTAAGGATACCGTGAAACGAAGCGAACTGATTGCGAAAGCAGAGAGTCGAGGAATGGAGGCAAAGGAAATCAAGCCTGCACTACGTGTCCCTGATGCATCTGTTTCCCGTGGTCAATACAGTGTCCCCAAGATGCTCAAGGCAATGGAATCTGGGTTTGCTGCTCAGAAGCGTGGTCGCAAGGTTGCGAGTCCAGTGAGCAAGTCCAGTGTTGATGTTGTGAAGGTCTCTAATGACCGGAATCTGGAAGGAACCTTCTATCCATCTCAAAGTGATATTGAGGATGAACTGAGCCTCATGGGAACCTATCTGTAGGGTTGACAACTGGTGAGTAGTTTGCTACTATTATCTGCATGAAGTTGAACTTAAAATGTGAATCGATCTTGTCTCGCCAAGTTGCGATTGATTTCATTCAGGAGCATCACTACTCACCAGTTCTTCCCAAACTTACCAAGCACTACCTTGGGTATTTTCTGGATGGTAAGCTTCGTGGTGTTCTCACACTCGGATGGGGGACACAACCGAAGGCAACCATCAACAAAATGTTTAATGGTCTGGATTCAAGTCATTATTTTGAAATCGGAAAGATGTGCATGGATGATGACATGCCCAAGAATTCTGAGTCTCAGATGATGTCTCTGACTGTGAAATGGATGAAGGAGAAAACCGATTGCCTCTTTCTCTACACAATGGCTGATGGCATCATGGGTAAGTGTGGTTATGTCTATCAGGCATCTAATTTCTACTTTGGTGAACGCTATCTGACCGATGTGTATATGATGGACAATGGCGAGAAGCTTCACCCTAGATCTACCAAGTCTCTATGCCTTGAGAATGCCAAGGAGCTTGGCAAAGAAAGAGTCTTCTGGTTGACCAGTGACTTCATGCTCAGGCGTGGAATCAAGCGCATCAAGGGGTATATGTTTCGCTACATTTACCCACTTAACAAGACTGCCAAGAAGCTTCTGAAGAAGGGCAAGGTCATCACTATCAATGACAAACAGATTGAGGGTAAATTGGAGTGGACACAAACCAAAGCCAATTATCCAAAGGACAAGTCACTTGAGTGGTTTGATGGAACCAAACCACCCAAAGTTAAAATTGAAAAACCAAAATTCGTTTTGGATTTGAACAACATCAAATACAACAAAAAAAATGTAGAGGTAGCAGGAAACACTTCCTCTCGACTCCCCGGTTACTGATATTATGAAACGCACAAAAGCATTCCTTCGCAACGGTCGAATCAAGACGCCCGACTCCGCATTCACTGGTGAAGAACCAGTATGGGATTCCAATACAACTGATCTTGACTCGTATCTTACCAAGGCATTCGGTTTCTACAATTACTACCTTGAGAAACCGGACTTTCTTTATGCGCTTCACGAATACATGGTATCAGATTCCCGGTATGGTTCAGCAAAGGCATCCCTCTTGACTAGGAACTATCCTCAAAACGAGGTTTGTTCTCTTGTTGGGAGTCTTGCCCGGATGGCAACACAAGGTGCTCCTGTTCAGGGCAAGGTTAGGAAGCTGATTGACCGTCTCCTGAGAACAGTTCGTCCTGTTGCTGCCACAGCACCAAAGAAGACTGGACTTTCTCCTATCGAGATTGCAAGGGCAAGAATCCCTCAACGCTCAAGGGAGAAGGTCCAGTCTCTTATCACTGACCTTGAGGCACTCATTGATTCATGGACAGTGAAGACTACTGGCAAGATTCGTGAATTTGATATCATTGCGGCATTGAACGAAATCAATGTCGAGAAAGAGTATCATCGACCGCTTCAAGAATGGATCAAGAAGTATCACGATGAGTATTGGCAAGCCTACGATAAGTCTGACCCTGACCTTGTTGAAGGATTTTCCTATCTTGGTAAAGCAGCATTGAAGCATCGCATCAAAGCCCTTCAGACCATGTTTCAGTCTGTTGAGGGATGGAAGAAACCAGTCAAGGCACGTAAGCCTCGAAAGAAGCGTGTCAAGACTGCTGACAAGCAAATCAAGTCCCTGAAGTTTGCACCAGAGAATGACGAATTTAAATTGAATTCCATTAACCCTGTGACCATTCCCGGTTCCCAGCACCTCTATGTCTTCAATACTCGCTACAAGACACTGAATGTCTATCATGCAGAGGGACCAGATGGGTTTGGTGTCAAGGGATGCACACTACAGAACTTCGATTCCAAGACAAGCTATGTCATCACACTACGTAAACCCAAGGAGATTCTGCCACAAGTTGCTGGTAAGACTCCAAAGCAAATTGAAAAGATTGTCAGCAAGTTAACCACCAAGAAAAAGACTGCCACTGGTCGCATCAATGGGCACTGTATCCTTCATCGAGTTGTGGCATCACGTAAATCACTGTAACACTAAACACTGTCATATGAGAAACCTAGAAGAGACTCAAAAGAAACTCAGCATTGAAATGGAAATTGGAATCAATCAGACTCGCCTGATTCGTGAGGTTGTTGGTCATGTCAAGAGAGATAATCTCACCTACATGGAGGCACTAATGCAAGTCTGTGAGGACCATGAAGTGGAACCAGAAGATCTAGCCAAGCTCGTCTCTGGTAATCTCAGGGATCGTCTTCATGCCGAGTCTGTCCAACTTAACTGCATCAAGGATGAGTCTCCAGTCAATACACTTTACTGATATGAGAAAATACGAAATCACAAACGAAACTCACCCGAATAACAAGAATCTGAAGCGCATTCGTGCCCTGAAGGATTTCAGTAACGTCAAGAGGGGTGAGCTTGGTGGATTCATTGAGTCCGAGAAGAACTTGGATCAGGAAGGCAATTGCTGGCTCTCTGGGAATGCAAAGGTCTTTAGAAATGCAGTGGTCTCTGGGGATGCAGTGGTCTCTGGGAACGCAGTGGTCTCTGGGTATGCAAAGGTCTATGGGGATGCAGTGGTCTCTCATAATGCAGTGGTCTCTTGGAACGCAGTGGTCTCTGGGGATGCAGTGGTCTCTTGGAACGCAGTGGTCTCTGGGTATGCATGGGTCTCTGATAATGCAGAGATTTGTGGCAATGCAAGGGTATCTGGTAATGCAGTGGTCTTTCATAATGCTCAGGTCTATGGTAATGCAGAAGTCTCTGGGGATGCAAAGGTCTATGAGGATGCAAAGGTCTATGGGGATGCAGTGGTCTCTTGGAACGCAGTGGTCTATGGCGATGCAGAAGTCTCTGGGTATGCAAAGGTCTATGGGGATGCAGTGGTCTCTGATAATGCACAGGTCTATGGGGATGAAAAATCGAAACCCAACGACAACCCAGAAATCCTTTTGAGCCTTCCCGAAGAAGTGACTAGCATCACTATCAGTGGCATCACATACACCCAAAAGGTCACTTGGGTTGCTGAAGAGAAATGAACTGAATCCTACGGAATAATGATACTAGGACCAAATGACCCAAGAGCAGTGCGATTGACGAAAAAGCAAATCGCGAAACGCAGATCGAAGATGACTTCGACTGAACGGAAACAGGAGGATGATCTGATCGCATTTCTTAGAAGTAAGAAGATATTGCCAACAGAATCACTGTGAACGGATTCAATGCATATTCATTATACCAAGCAATCAAGCTACACTTTTCAGGGAGTTATGATGCCATTAAGTATGGCTTCAAGACCAGAGTCAAGCAGAGCACCTATGAAGCAAGAAGAGACAGATACTTCTATGAGAAGATTGCCAGCAAGTTTCAGAGGCAAGATGATTTGGTCAGATATTATGTTGCCAACTTCGTCTACCAAGGAACATCAATCTGGATAGGTGATATGAACGAGGAGCACCTAGACACCCTGAACACTCTCCTAGATACTTTCACGTATCACACAGTGAGTTCAGTGAAGAAGTTTCCAGTGAAATTCGATGAGATGTTTCAGGGTGATGACCCCTTGATAATGAAAATTGAAATTGAAATTCAAGTTGCCCTGAATGCAATTCTCAACTTCACTCAGGATTTAAGGAAACGTCTTCGTGACCCTCTTGGTATTCATGCCACTCGCTTTGACCTGATTGAGAACTACCAACCGTTCTTGGTGTCATGGGTGGACCTGAATCGTGTCAAGAGGGGTCTTAAACAAGCACTTGAGTTCAATAATTAAGTGTGCTATACTATTTGTATTCCTTGAGTGAGGAATACGTAAAACAAAAGTAAAACAGATAATACATCAGATAAAACATATGTCATTCGAACAACTGAAAAAGAATCGTGCCTCGTCCCTCCAGAGCCTAGTGAATGCTGCCTCTGAAGGAAACACTGAAAAGAACAAATACGTTGATGAGCGTTTTTGGTCTCCCGGTGTTGACAAGGCTGGTAACGGATTTGCCGTCATCCGTTTCCTTCCAGACCCCGATGGCAAACAGTTCACTACTTACTATCAGCATGGATTTCAAGGTCCGACTGGTAAGTGGTATATCGAGAAGTCTCGCACTTCTCTGAACAATCAACCTGACCCTGTAAGTGAGATGAATACTCGTCTCTGGAACAGTGGAAGGGATGAGGACAAGGAACTTGCTCGTTCTCGGAAGCGCAAGGTGAATCACGTCTCCAACATCTATGTGGTGAGTGACCCTGCTAATCCTGAGAATGAAGGCAAGGTTTTCTTGTATCGCTATGGTGCCAAGATCAAGGACAAGATCATGGATGCTGCAAATCCCAAGTATCAGGATGAGACTCCACTGAATCCGTTCTGCCTCTGGGATGGTGCTGACTTCAAGATCAAGATTGCTCAGGTTGCTGGTTATCGCAACTATGACAAATCTGAGTTTGGTCAAAGCAGTTCCCTTCTGGGTGGTGATGATGCCAAGCTTGAGGAAATCTACAAGCAGACTCATGCTCTGAGTGAGTTCCTTGACCCTTCCAACTACAAGTCATACAATGAACTCAAGGCTCGCTTGAATGAAGTTCTTGGCGATGCTGAAGTGGAGCGTGATTATGAGAATGATGATGTCCCTATGGACTATGCTCCTGCACCTAAGTCTGCTCCTGATCCAATGGAGAATGCTCCTGCTGCATCTTCTTCTGGTGATAAAGATGACGAGACTCTGAGTTATTTCGCCAAGCTCGCGCAATCGTAGTAGTTGTAACCTCTCATTACAATGCCCTGCCCTGAGAAATCGGGGTGGGGTTTTTTATCTGCTGCCAACACCACTGCGTCTTTGTCTCGGTTGCCTCTCCGCTGCCTCAGTCTGGGCAGCAATACTTGTATTTGAAGTTGGTGCAGAGATAGTGCTTCTATTATCGTTTGAAATCTGATTGATGACCACTGGTTGTGTTGCTACACCAGATACCGTATTTGCTGCATTTGCTGCCCGAATGTTCTGGAGTTTTGTCATATCGACTCCTTCCATTAGGTCTATCTCTTTTGTCTTCAAATCAGGTGCCTTGACAAAAGTCCTAATCGATTCGGGAATAATATCCCCCATAGAAAACTCCGGTAAGTCCACTCCAACTTTACTGAGGACTTTGCCAGCAATACTTCTCTTACCTCCAATTACTATCCCATCCAGCCATGATACGATATTTGCAAGAACCCCTTTCACTGCATTTACAATATTGAAGATGAAGTTCTCAATGAAAGTTGGAACTGCCTTGATTGCATTCCACAATACCTTGAATCCAACAATTGCGGTTTGAATTGCCTCGTTGTTGTCAATGAAGTCCCTTATTGGTGCTATGACATTTTCATTAAACCAATCTTTGAGTTTGCCAAAGAATTCTCCAATTGAATTTGGGATATCCTCAGTGAACATCTTGGTAAAGGAGCCATCCATGAAGAACATAATGGCATCCTCCAGCATAAGCGAAAGCGTATCAACTAGAAGCTTGATTTCCTCCTTCAGATTAAACTCTTTGAGCATGTCTGTAAGCCATTCAGGGGCACCAAAGAACTCCAGAACATGACCAGCAAGTGTTGGAATCCATCCAAAGATTGCACCAAGAACACTTGCTCCAAACTCCTTCAATGCTGCCCCCAACTTCTCTGAGAAACCCCCCTCCGTCTCATCAAAAGCTTTCTTGGCATCAAAAAATGCAGTGATCGCAGTGAAGATAGCAAATACTCTACCAAAGATTCTTCCAAGAAACTTGAGTCCTTTCTTGAGAACAGGCTTTGCTTTTTTGATTCTCTCTAGAACCTTTCTGGCTCCACCTTCCTTACCAAAGAATCCTTTAATCTTTTCAAAGATACTGACAAATGTTTTCGCAACTCCGCTTTGTTTGAATTTTGTAACCGCAAGACCAAGAGGGCTTTTCGCTCCAAGTATCGCTACAATTGAACCAACAACCTCAACCGCGCCAGCCAGTAATCCACCAAGCCCACCCTTCTTGGTCTCACCTCCACCAGAATCAGCGGCTGGAGCAGCACCTCTACCACCACCAAGAGACGATGCAATCCTTTCCATCAATGCACGATTCTTATCAGCGTCCTCCTTGTCTGCTAATTTAGACGCCCTTACAGCATTCTGTTGATTCTGGAGTTGGGTGCTAATACTTTCCAGAATTGTATTCTGCTTTTCCAGTAAGGATATTGTAGCGTCAAGTGCCATAGTCTTTTTTGTCCTTTTCTTCTTGTTCTTCTATGTGTTTGATCAACATAGCGCAGTATACTTCCCTCTCCCAAGGAAGCATATTTTCAAGGTCACTCAACGAGTATTTATGATGTTGCATCAGCCCAAAATTCACACGATAGTAATTAGAGAGAGAATCGTGTGCTAGGCTTAGACGAAAAAATTTTCTGCTCCCTGAACCAACTTGCTATTCTCGCTATTACACTTTGAACACTGGAATTTCACTGTATGTTGAATCTTTGGTGCGGTATCGACAAAATCCTGAATCTTTTTCAACTGCTGAAAGTTCAGGGTCTCAATGAACTTGTTAATCTCCTCTGGACTCTCCTCCTCAAGATTGTATGTGTTCTCTTTGTCAAAGATTGACTCAATGGCACAAGAAATAATCTCAGTAGGGTCATCCTTCTTGACTCGCATCACAGATTTCACTGTAGGATATGTGCAGACAACACCAACGTCATCTGTGAGTTGAATCGTTGGTTCTACTTTCTTGCGAGAATATTTCACCTTGATATCATCGATATTAATAGAGATTGGATTCTCATGTTTGCATTCATCACAAATCATGTTCAATTCTACTGTTTCTCCAACAGACTTGGCTCGGAGTTTCAGAAAGATGTATTCAAGGTCCACATTGGATAGCTTATCAACCAGAAGTTTATTGAATGTGCAAGCATCAACGATATCGATCATTGCACGAAACATTGTGTTTGAATCATCAGATTGCTGGGCAATCATCAAAACTTTCTCCTCCTTCACCAAGAAGGGGCGATATTCAATCTTCTGTTTTGTGGATGGTAGTGTGAGGGTATATTTCGGTGTCTCAAGTGTAGGTAGTGGCATAACTTATATCAATCTTCTTAGTGATCCGGTAACTTGGTTTTTGATTCCACCAAGCAGGCTTGCAATGGCACCTTCTGGTTTGAAATCAGTGTATGATATAGTGACTGACAGTTTTGTAATCTGGTCAGTCGCATTATTATCTAGCTGAACAGCAGTAATCTCAGTTGGAAACGCTTCAATCAATTTTACACCATAGATGGGGCGATTGTTACGATCCAGTGCTTGAATAATCACATCTGTCTTATATGTATCATCATGAGCAACCAGATACGTATTCTGGTCAACGATAGATGCAATCCATCGCTCAAAGAATTTCTTCATGTAGTAATCATTGGTCAGGATAAAAGAGAATGTTATAGGTTCTGTATTGTATCCTGTAGGGGTATTTGTAGTATACCAGTCTTGATTGGATGCATACTCAGTGGTATTCAATCGTCTACCGGGAAAGGAGCAGGATTCACATAGCAATGCCACATCACGCGGGTCATTAATCAGGTCATTGAATCCGAAGTTTCCACTCAGTGCTTGAGATGCAATATTTTGCAAATCCAAATTGAAAAGACTTTGTGTGGGTGGGGTGATAATGACATTAAAGCGATTACTCTGGGCGAATCCAGCATGTTTTGAAACAGTGGACTTGAAGTCATCAATCGTTGATGGATTTACCGTATTTGTGATTCTATCGAGGAGTCCCATTATCTTCCTTTGATTATTTTTCTTGAGTCTGACCAGACCTTGTTTCTTGATGCTCCACTGAAGGAGTCGAATGGTAAAAAGAGAACAACCTCCCATTCACTTGCAGGAACAAGGATGGGTTTGCTCTTCATTTGTGATGTGAGATAGCGTTTAAAGCAGGGTGCAAATTCTTTATACTTGGTAACACCCTTGAGAATGTCATATGAAATTCTTAGCTTTGTTGTCTCATCAAATTTATTATTATTTGCCACATCAGTAATCTTATCAAAGAAAACAGCACGAACATTTGGTGGCAAGTAGTGTAGATTGATGCCATAGAAACCCTTTGGAGCACGATCTACCATGAATATCAGTGGGTATTGGTCAAAGTATGGAAGGGTTGCCTTGGTCTTGGCATCATACTTATAGAGAAACATCTTTCCTACCACGGTTTTCTGACGTTGAATCAGAGCATCATCCTTCAGTAGTTCTCTGCGGTTGACATTCTTGATGTTCTGAACGCGCTTGCGAAACCAATCCAAGGACTGCTTGGTTCTTGGAGTAATCCCCTTACGAAATGCTTCGATTTCCAGTTTCTCTAGGTAAGATGCCATGTCTACTCTATTTATGTCAGCAAACGAATACCAAGTTTCTTGAGAGTCTTCTCTGTCCAGATTTCAAATATCCAGCCACGATTCTCACAGTAACTGGTTGCTGCTTCCCACTTAGAGGTATTCTTGGCATAGGTCATGACCTCCTTGAGATACTTTTTTGACTGTCTCTTGGGTTGCTTAGGTGGCTGAGTCTGTTTCTCTGGTTTGATTTCAATGAGATACACCTGACCAGTCTTGAACTTGATATAGAGATCCATGAAGTATCGATGTGGTCTACCGTCTGTCTTGCATCGATAAGGAATGACTACCTCCTCACTGTTCCATTCCAAGACATCAGGGTTATCATCCAGCCAGCGAAAGGCTTGACGTTCCCAGAGAGAACGATAAGTAATAGCAGAGGCATCACCACGATACTTTGCGAGATTTCGAGGCTGGAACTTTCCACGATAGGTCATATAAATACAATTTATATGGTCACGAATCTCATCAGAAGTACGGCAACAAAGGTTGGGGATAATTTCAATTCTCAGTTGAATGAACTCAAGGATTCGATTTTCCCGAGGAAGATCGAAGAACTTGGTGATGGATTCTTTGTCGATAATCCTGCTGGGAATAGAATTATTTTTCCACTATCCATGAGGAGTGAGACTGCTGCATCTCGTCCCATGATATCTTTTACAATTGAATTCGAAAGAGACAAGCCACCTAGCACAATTTACTTCCCGTGCCCCGGAGGGATTGCATTTAATGACCAAGGGAATTACGGAACAGTGGAATTGGGTGCCCTTGGTGCTTTGGCAGGAGATATCGCTGATGTTGCATCTGCTGGAAGCCTGAAAGAAGCAGGAGAAATGATTGCCACTAAGATAAAAGACAAGGCTTCTGTTGGTGGAGTTAAGAATTTGATTATTGAGCAAGCAATGGAAGCTGCGTCTGGAACTAGTTTTGCTGGTGTTGATGTCGGAGGAGTGGCAAAGTTCGCAACCAAGAGAGTACAGAATCCAAGGGTGAATACCTTGTTTGAATCTAATTCTATGCGAACCTTTTCCTTTAATTTTAAGTTGATTGCTTCCTCTGCTCAAGAGTATCAAGTAATTGATGCGATCCATACACTCTTTCAGGCAGCAATCTACGCGCAACCAGTGAAAGGTTCTATCAATAGCCTTCATTTTCCTCCCACAACTGAGGTTCGTTTTCTATTCAAGGGTAAAGAGAATCCAAATATTCCAAAGATTCATAAGACCTATCTCACAGGGATGTCAAGCACATACAACTCCAGCGTGAACTCATGGAGAACAAATGGTGAACCTCTAGAGGCAGATTTTTCTCTGAATTTTCAGGAGATACGAGTCCTGACACGCGACGATATTGAAGAACTTCGTAAAGATTCACCAGACCGCAATAAGGGCGCCAGAGGAAATTTTGATCGTATCGGTAAAGAGGTAAATAAGAAGGTGAACAAGGCGACAGAAGAAGTCAAGGCACTAAACGATCTCGGAAGAGAGAATATTGCCAATACTGGTTCTGCTGGGACTGGTAATGCTCTGTTTGATAACCTGATTGAATTTGGCGACCGCTTTAATAATTTTCTAACAAGATAAAATGTCATTCTTTAAGCAATTCCCAAAGCTACCTATTGATATCAATCGTGATGGAGTGGTTGATATCTCCACTGATTTCTGGAGATACGTAGACATCATCGATTCGTTTGCAGACGACTCCTTTGCATACAAAAAAGTTCGTGTTCCCAATGAGGTTCGACCTGACCAACTCTCAAATCAACTCTATGGAACACCAGAGTTTTACTGGACATTCTTTATTCTGAATGACTTCCTAAAAGATGGTGGCATCAATGCATGGGC